AAACATATATACAGTCCGTCCCACGCGGACATTTTCCCAATTTTGTCCGCGTACGGCGGACAGCACATTGCACAACAAAAGCGGTGTCCGCGTGAGAAAGACACCGCTTTTGCAAACTATTTCATTGCATTTGTTCACTTTTTAATACTTATTACAACACATAAACCCGAAATTTTTATGCATTTTTCCAACTTGACAAAAAAAAAAAAAAACGCTTCACTCAACTAAAGTGTTAGTCTCATCTAATTGTCTATACAATTCAACAATTATTCACGTTTTCCTCCCGATTCACACACAATTCTTCCGTTTTATCAACTCATTTTGCCCGAAAAGTGGACAAAACGGCGGCATTGTCCGCGGGTCGCGGACACAACCGAAACGGGGACTCACTTTAGTCTGCTAAAGTGTCCGCGAGTGGCGGACACGGCGCGTCCGTCCCGTCCGTCCCGTCCGTTCCGTCCGTTCCGTCCGCGCCTGCCCTTGCGGGGTCACCGCTCCGCGGTTGCCCGCGGCTGCCATGCGGTTGATTATATGTGTAACGTTTGTGATCGCCCGGTGTCGTCCGCTCCGCGGACTGCCTGTTATATTATATGTGTAAATTTAGTTATCGCTTGTGATCGTGCGGTTGTCTGCCAGTGACCGCCGGAGGCTGTGGCGCTTCGCGCGCCCTCCGGGTGACGGACACGGGTGTATGGTTTATGTGTGTAGGATTAGTGATATAAATTTTCTAGAAATTTTTCTAGAAAAAGTATTGACACATTTCTAGAAAAGTGGTATTGTAATATCAGAAACAAGAAAACCAATAATACAAAATAGAAAATGGAGGAAACAAAATGAAAGAAATTAAGAGACAAAGTGGCTATGAAGTTGTAGTAACAAAATATGGAAAAGAGATTATCAGATATAAAGTTGAGTCATTATTAACAGCAAATGGATTAGTAAAAACTTTCTGTTCACAAGCTATGAAAGAAAATAGTGAAATTTTCTTTTCCATCTATGAAAATGGAATAGAAATAGTAAATGGAGAACATTTTTCGGAAGATGCTTTTTATTACTACTCAGATCTTAGACCGGAAATATTTGCTACTTACAAGATGTCTTGCAATAGATAACATTAAAAATGGAGGAACTCACAATGATTAAAATTATTCTTATGAAAAACGAATTATCAAAGGATGAGAAAGATTTTTTTGAAAAGATGAATCCGGGATTCAGTGTAACGGGGGACGTATTATGCTTGTATTCAGATGATGGTAGTGGCGAAAAATATGTAGTGTTTAAAGGTCCGTATACTAAGCAGTATTCTTGCCGCGAGTGCGAAGAATATTATGAACTGGCATATGAGACTGGATATGTTAGATTCGACAAGGAAACTTTTGACCTTATATAATAAATAACACGCTGACCTATCGGCGTTACGGGGAGAAAGGTATCTAACAATGACAGCATCAGAAATGAAAGAAAATTTAGCGAAGAAATGTAAAGATTCTTGGGAAATTTACAAAATCTATAGACGAGTATTCGGCATGAGTAGCGTGCCAGCAGAAAAGATGCAGACTGCATGGTATAATTATGACTCTTTATATAGAGAATTTTTTGGAGAAGAAGTTGAATATTAATTACATTTGCTGTGCTATCGGCGTAACGGGCAGAAAGGAAATTACTATATGAAAGTTTTAGATGTAGAAAAACTGTATACCGTACCCGCAAAAAAGGAGGATATACCCTTATATGTAAAAGAAGATAGGGATGGAAACATTCACATTTACGCATATGATCACGCGTCTCTTACGAATGGCTACGTAAAGGTGGGTGCGTTATGTAATCCGTTGCCCTACAAAGGAAATTTCGGAGTAGGTTTTACCGTAAACTTGCATAACAAAAATTCTACACGTTACGCTTTAAAAGCGTACTATGTAGAAGTTTCTCACAGCGTTATCTGTTCTGCTAACGATAATTGTACGTTGTGTCCATTGTATACGATAGAAAATGGAGAGCACTGTTTATATTAAGGAGGTCTCATCATGAGAGTAAAAGATTTTGTAAAAATGTATCGCGGTATGAAGTGCTTAGGAGTCGAAATTTATGCTATTGTTACCATTTTTAATGAAGAATATTACGTATTAGTAAGGGAATTTACCATGGATTACGCAAAAGTCTACAGTGAAAGAAAAGAAAACTTCATGTCTGAGGAAGTTTTAGGTTTCGAAATTGAGTCCGGTAAATTAAAACTTTTTATTAGGGGGTGCGAATAAATGGCACAATCAAAGGATTATAGTATCTACCAGGAACTTGATCTCTCCCTCGACCAGATCAAACGCGAACTTCCACGCGTTGCGCAGGCGGCAAACAGCCGCCTTGCCAAACTGGAAAAAATTCACGCCCGCGACCAATGGGCGTACGGACGCGTAAAAGAATTTTTTGCGTCACAAGGGAGGTCAAAAGATCGCTTTTTGAAAGGCGTAAAACGATCGGATGCATCTCTCCGGCAGGAGTGGGATATGATGGTTGCGTTTTTGAACGCACCGGAAACAACGTTGGAGGGGTACAGAATAGCTGAATTGCAACGGCGTTTTGACAAGGATGGGAAAATTGTTGGGAACGTTGACGAAAGCAATTACAAGGACTTATATCGTTTTTTGACATCCAACTTATATAAGAAGAGTCTGAGAAGAGAGTTAGACTCAAATCAGATCATCGATGATTTTCTTCTGAAAATGAGTGATAATACTTATGATTACGAAGATATTATGGATGAGTATAAAGAGTATCTGGACGGCTACATCACAGAAGAAGAACTTTTTGCAGAAACTAGACTAAAATTGAAGTAGGTGAAAAAATGTACGAATTAGAAGTGCCTGTTATGATAGACGGGAAAGAGAATGTTTCACGTGAAACAATTTACACGGTCAATGATTTTCCGTTCTCGTCTTTCCAGACTGTACGCGAATGCCGCAAGCGTGGAAGAAAGAAAAATCCTGTCATTTATTACGATGTTGAAATGGCGTTTGACATCGAAACAACCACACTGGAAAAGTTGGACTACGTGCGTTATAATAAGACAGGTGAAAAAGTGGTAAAAGGAACCGCCTTTCTGTATCAATGGCAATTTTGTATCAAAGATACCGTGTGTTTTGGACGCACATGGAACGAGTTTCTTTCATTCTGTGAAAAACTGCATTTGTATTTGCATACTTCTGATTGGAAGCGCGTGGTTGTGTACGTTCATAACTTGTCTTATAAATTTCAGTTTATGAAAGATTTTATTGAATTTTCTGAAATTTTTGCACGAGATGCACATAAGGTAATGAAATGCTTTTCGCATCGTTATGGTATCGAGTTTAGATGCTCTTACTTTCTAAGCAATATGAGTCTTTCGAAATTCTGCGAAAACAGCGAGGGAGTAACACACTATAAACTCGTTGATACATACGACTACAGAAAAATCCGAACCCCATTAACCCCTCTGACAGAAATAGAGCAAGGCTATTGCTACAATGACGTTCGCGGTTTATGTGAGTGCATCCGCGCCGCGCGTAAAGAAGATAATCTTGCAGAAATCCCCCTTACCTCAACAGGCTACGTCCGCCGCGAGTTCCGCCGTGCCATGCAAGCGGATAAAAACTATTATCCCGATACCTTTACCGATCTTGCGCTTACGTTACCGCAGTACCAACTCTGCAAAGACGCGTTCCGCGGCGGCAACACGCACGCCAACCGCATCCACGCGGGACACACGATCACCGCGAAAAAAGGGGAAAACGCAATCGTAATGGGAAGTATGGATATTTCTAGTAGCTACCCCGCGCAGATAGCAATGGGTTACTATCCCATGAGTGCGTTTCGGGCGGTTGAGATTACATCGCAAGAACAGTTTGATAATTTGTGTGCTACGCGCTGTGTTATCATGCGGGTACAATTTAATAATTTGCACATAAAAGAGAATATCCCCGTCCCGTACATCCCATTGTCAAAGTGCCAGAAGCACGGAAAAGATTGTGTGATTGACAATGGACGCGTATTGTCGATTGATTGCTGTGAAATTGCAATGACGGAAATCGACTTAGCAATCATAAGAAACCAGTATGCTTACGACTTTTTTACCGTGTCGGAGTGCTACGTAGCCGCGCGCGGAAAGTTACCGGACAGTATGCGTAACACAATGATGTCGTTTTTTATCGCAAAAAGCAAGTTAAAAGGAAATTCCAACAAAATATATGAGTATATGAAATCTAAGAATAAATTGAATAGTACGTTTGGAATGTGTGTCACCGATCTCTTACAGGACGAATGGGTAATGAATCAAACCACAGGGGAATGGTCAAGGGAAAAAGCAGATGCGGAAAAAGCACTGAACACGTATTACGATGGAAAGAATAGTTTCTTGCACTATCAATGGGGTATCTACGTTACTGCTCACGCTAGAAAGCAGTTACAAGATATGCTAGATGTGGTTGGCATGGATGTTGTTTACTGCGATACCGATAGCATCAAATTTCTGCATCCTGATATACATATTCCAGAATTTGAAGCGAAAAACAAATTACTTTCAAAACGTGCGATTGAAAACGACATTCCCGCGTTTTGCGATGTAGGTGAAAAACGCTACATTCTAGGCGTATGGGATATGGATGATCTGTATGTTCAGTTTAAAACCCTGGGGGCAAAGAAATACTGCGGCGTTGAATGGGACGAAAAAGCGGCGCAATCTGGCAAAGACCCCGTGCGTTTTACGTCTACGGTCGCTGGCATGAATAAGAAACTTGGAGCGGAAAACGTAAAGTGCTGTAATAATTTCCGTCTCTGCCGCCGGATGGAAAATGTCGGACGGACAATCAGTTGCTTTAACAACTCGAAACCCCATTACATCAAAGTAAACGGGGAAGAAATTTTAACGGCTAGTAACATTGGAATCCTTGATACCACTTATACTTTAGGTGTATCGAATGAATACTATGAAGTATTGGTAAACTCTCAAGACGGAGTGTTACCGGAATAGGAGACGATATGAGATATTTTGTGTTTTTTATGTTTTTAGTATTATCAACGATCTGGGCGTTACATGAGGAAGAACTCGACCTTGCCCTCCTGCTTTTATTTTTGGATATTTCTTATATTTTTCTCTTTTAACTATTGACTTTCTGCCAGAACAGTGCTATTATAATACTTGTAAGAAATCATAACCACATAAAGAAAGGATAAGAAAAATGGTTAGAACAAAAATCGAAAAATTTATCTATTCTGTCATTGACAGAAACACAAAACAGGTGGTCGGCTCTTTTGAGAATACAGAAGAACTGAAAACGCAGAAAGCAAAAACCGCCGCTGTTACTGCCGCTGGTTTTCCGGAAGATTCCGTTTGCGTCTTAGTCGACACCGTATCCGCCCGCTACGAGATGCCGGACGAACAGTTCTTTGCCGAATCAAAGAGACTGGACGATTAATCAGCGCACAACCGCGGTCTGGAAGTGACCAGATAAGACAATGATCAAAGCAAAGCGCCGCGTTTTGCATAGTAAAAACAACTTAAATCAAAAAGGAGAACGAAATCATGAGCAAAGCGAAAATGAGACTGAACAACGTAACTGTTAAATACGCAAAAGAGGAAGACGGAAAAAGTGTTCTTTCCGCGTCTATCTCTGCCGATCAGCAGAAAGACATTTTTGAAAAAATCATCGAAGAGTTTGGCGAAGATGCCGCCGCAGGAGCAAAATGGATTCCTGCAAAAGAAACCGACGAAGCTGGACTTTACGTAAAAGCGCAGACCAACTATAAAGTAGCTTTTTACGAGGACAGCGTAGAGAGCGACACCGTTTCGAGCGTTGACGAACTCGGAAAAGGCGCAGTAGTTGACCTGTTCATCTCTATCGGAGAAAGCAAGTTCCGTCGCGACAAGGGATTCACCGCATACCTTTCCGCGGTAAACGTTCATAAGTTCGGTGATACCGAAAAGTTTAACCCATTTATGGAATAAGTAACCATGAACTGGGTACGCGCCCCGACTGGCGGACGGTAACTTGAGGATTTAGTTTACCTGTAGTTGATTGTTACTATATCTTGTGTTATAAAACTTCATTCCATACGTGTAAGAGAGCTACGTTTTCCAGCGTAGCTCTTTTTATACCCAGCGTAGCTCTGCCCTTACCCGCCGTCCATCCGCAGTCAAAACGTGCGATCATCGTGCGATAAACGTGAGATTGTCTGCGGTTTTGCTGGCGGGGAACTGGCGGTTAACATAGATTATGCGGGACGCGGTGCGCGGGTTGTGGAAATGCTAGAAAGGAGGAAGTGAAACAAAATGTTTCACGTGAAACAATGATTTTTTGGAATGATATCAAATGGGAAAAACTTTTTGCAGATTATGGCGTGAAATTTGAATCGGTATCGGATGATGGAAAGCCGATTCAGTATTACAACCCGATACGGTTGTTTACGGAGCCGGACGTGGACGGGGAGTTCGCAGGCGTGGCAATTACGTGTTCTAACCGTAGTGCCGGAAAGACCAGTGCGTTTGCCGCGGCGAGTTGTATCTTGTGCAAAGAATATGGTTTGCAGACCGGATGGATTTTTCGGACAAAAGGGGAAATGACGGGAGCGGCGGCGATGTATGCCGATATGCTGCAACAATATCCAAAATTAGGTAGTGTGATTACCTATAAAAATCTAGATAAAAATGGAAATGTGGTGCGATATTTTCTAGACGGTGAGCCGTTCGGATGCGCGTTTAGTTTTGCAAGTAAAATGGACAGCGTGAAAAAATTATCTCCATATTTTAGGGACGTTTATTTTTTATTTTTTGACGAATTTTGCACGGAGCAAGGTAAATACTTTCCGCATGAGAGTGAAATCATGCAATCATTATTAATAACGATCAGCCGTGGAAACGGAAGTCAGTCCCGATGGTTTAAGCTCGTGATGGCATCAAATAATATATCGTTACTCAATCCTTATTTTGTTTTTTTCGGCATCCACAGACGATACCAGAAAGACACCAAAATGATGCATGGAAGTGGGTTTGTCTGCGAATTTACACATAATGACAGCGCAAGTAAGGCAATGTTGAATAACCCGGCTCTGAAAGCATTCCGCGGCGGACACTATCTGCAAACAATGAGCGTAGGAGATCAGATGCTAATTGATGATGCTGTATTTGTGCAGAAACCGACCGGACGGTCGAGGTATCTGTTTACCATTCAGCACAACGGAAAAAGTTATGGCGTTTATGATTATTACGAAGACGGTTATATTTATATTACACATAAAAGCAACCCGTCTTGTACTTACATTGCTGTTTTTCGTGACGGGGATCACACACAGCATACAGTTATGCTAGATCACTACGATTATTTATTTGTAAGGTTATTAGAAGCGTACCAAAAAGCATACTTGCGATTTGATGATCTTGACAGCAAAGATATGGCACTTGAGTTGCTGGGGATTGATCTTTATAAATAGTCCGCGTGGGACGGAAATGTACTTGACAGACGGACAGAAAAGAGGTATCATGAAAATACGGGGAAACCTTTTCAGAGGGGTTGCCACGGTTGAGTAAACCGCCCTGTCCTTGGCAGGTCAAAAGGTTTCCTTGTTTTATGGGCAGGAAGAAAGGAGCAAAGATGGCAAATATCGTTTTTAATATGATCGTCGGAATGATGAAAAAAGAAAATGCATATCTTGCTTATACGGTACGATATAAAGGTGATGAGAAAGACACGTTGATTATTGTCCCTCATGAAAATTATGAATCTCATATCCGTTACTTATGGGATTATTTTTTCATGGATGGCAACTCTTATAACAGTAAATCGCCAATCCGATTCATTCATAACTTTATTATGTGTGATAAAGTTAGTGAGATTGAGGACTGGTTGAAATGGAATGATACGGAGGTGGAAGAATGGATGTAACGATGGTAACACAGTTAATTGGCAGTCTCGGTTTTCCAATCGTTTGTTGCGGCGCGCTTTTTTGGTATATGGTGAAAGAAAAAGACGCACACAAGGAAGAAATGGAAGAATTACGGAAAAGTGTAGAAGCGAATACAACCGCGATTAATTCGCTTTGCCAGCACTTAGGAGGTGGAAAGAATGAGTAAAATCGAAAACGCAGTTGCATGGGCGGAACAGATCGCCGCCGATGATCGACATGGTTATTCACAGGTACACCGGAATGGACCTGATTATGATTGTTCCTCATTCGTGGGAACGGCACTCGCACAAGCTGGGTTTCCAGTCAG